TGATTTTTCAGCAGGTTCTACATTTAAATTAAGCGGAGACTTAACAGGAGCATATACTATAAATCTAACCAACTACAAAAAAGGTCAGGTTATAACAATATACCCCTTAAAAGCGCAAACTGTAACACTTACTGGTGGTTCTGGAACTGGTGTTTTTAATAAACTAAGTGAAGTGGATTATGACAATACAACTTCTAGTATTTTACAAATTGAATGCGTAGATGACCAAGCAGCCAATCCAGTATTTTTCTATTCAGTTGCAACTTTTGCAGCAGATGCAACAATTTAAAAATTAACATATATGTTAAGCAAAAGAATATTATTCTTTGGAGCAGCCGAGCCTGTCCCATCTACTTTTAATGCTGACTTTCTTGTAATTGCAGGAGGAGGTTCTGGTGGGGGTTGCGCATTTGGTAACTGGGGCGGTTCTGGAGGTGGTGCTGGAGGTTATAGGACTTCTTTTGGTTCTGGTAATATTAATGGAGGAAATACGTCTTTATTATCTGCATTAAGTTTAGACATAAGTACGAATTATTCAGTTACTATTGGTGCTGGAGGTACGGGAGTTGCAAGTCCTTCAACTAAAGGAAATTCTGGTTCAAACTCTGTTTTTTCAGTTACTTCAACTGGAGGAGGTGGTGGTGGAGTAGGTCAAGATGACGTAGGTCGAACTGGTGGTTCTGGAGGTGGAACTTCCCCTACAACACAAACAAGAAGTACTAGGGTTTCCCCCATACAAGGTTTTGAAGGTGGATTACCTGGCTCAGGTGGAAGTTACGGTTCTGGAGGTGGTGGTGGTGCTAGCGCATTAGGTGGTAATGGTTCAAACTCTAAGGGCGGTGACGGAGGGGCAGGTTTAGCTTCTTTAATAACTGGTTCATCTGTTTTAAGAGCAGGAGGAGGTGGTGGTGCAGCATATAAACCTACTAGTTCTGCAAATAGTGGAATTGGTGGAACTGGTGGAGGTGGAAGTGCAGGAGTTGGAAATGTTGGATTTGCTGGAACTGTTAACACAGGTGGAGGTGGTGGTGCTGCTTCTAATTTAGATGGTCAATCTGGTTCATTTGCAGGAGGTAATGGAGGTGCTGGGGTTGTTATTATTAGATATCCTAAATCTTATTCGATTACATTATCCGCAGGACTAACAGGAAGCACTGCTATTGATGGAGCTGACAATGTTACAACAATAACTGCGGGAACTGGAAACGTTTCTTTTAGAATTCCCAACCCATTTTCATTGGACTACTTAATTGTAGCAGGTGGAGGTGGTGGAGGTAACTTCTACTACGCAGGTGGTGGTGGTGCAGGAGGTATGCTAACTTCTTACGGAACAGGAAATATAAGTGGAGGTTTACAACCAGTAGCCGCTACCCCAACATTAGATGTAGGTATTAATTATACCGTAACAGTAGGCGCAGGCGGTGGAGGTGCATCCACAGGAAATAATTCAGTATTTAATACAGTAACTTCAACTGGTGGCGGTTATGGAGCGGGAGGCACTTCTGTAGGCGCTGTAGCAGGAACAGGTGGTTCAGGCGGTGGAGGAGATGACTATGGTGCTGCAATATCGGGAGGAGCAAGAACATCTTCGCCAATACAAGGTTTTGCAGGAGGTTCAAATCCACAAACAGGTAACAGGACAGGTTCAGGTGGTGGAGGCGCAGGAAGTACAGGTATAGGCTCAAATGCATCAGTTTCTTTGGCAGGTCTTGGTGGGGATGGATTAGCATCCTCTATAACAGGTTCTTCAGTTGTTTATGCCGCAGGTGGTGGAGCTGCACAAAATGCAACTAACTTTGGTGTTGTAGGTCAAGACAATGGAGGTTCAAGCGGAATAGGAGGTAAAGGAGCAAGATACACTACAAACTCACTAGATGCTGCAAGTTTAGGAAATATAAACACAGGCTCAGGTGGTGGTGGAGGTTGCCACGCACTTAGACACCCTTACGGTGCAGGAGGTGGGGCTGGTGTGGTTGTATTAAGATACCCAAGTTCTCGTACGATTACATTATCTGCAGGATTAACAGGAACAACCGCACAAGATGGAACTGATAAGGTGACAGTAATAACAGCAGGTACTGGAAACATTTCTTTTACATAAAATAAAATAATAATTATAATAAAATGGCACATTACGCATTTTTAGATTTAAACAACATAGTAACCGAAGTTATAGTAGGTCAAGACGAAAGCAATACTCAGCACGATTGGGAAATTTACTACGGTAATATTAGAAACCAAACTTGCAAAAGAACATCTTATAATACAAGTGGTGGAACTCATTTGAATAATGGTACACCATTTAGAAAAAACTATGCAGGATTAGGGTATACTTACGATTATGAAAAAGATGCTTTTATTCCAGAACAACCTTATGCTAGTTGGACTTTAAATGAAGAAACTTGTAATTGGGATTGCCCAGTTCAACATCCAACAGAAATAGAAGATGCAGACGGAAATCCTATCTCTTACAATTGGAACGAGGAAGACCAGCAATGGGATATAATATCTTAACACTATGCAAGATTTGAAGATATACGGATTGAATATTGGAGCGATGCTTTTTAGCGTTGTTAATGAGTTTAACCCTATGCTTCAAACGATAGTGTTAGTTTTGACAATAATCTATACAGCAGTAAACATATACAAGCAATTTAATAAATAATATGAGAAAGAAAGACCTAATACATTACTGCGGTGCAGCTGGAATATTCCTAATGGTTATTCTATTACTACTTTACCTAGCAAATAATTCTATTCCTGCAGACAATAAGGATATATTTGTATCCATTACAGGTATGATAGTAGGAAGTTTATCTGTAGTTATCTATGCTCTTATAGGACGCAATCCAGAAGAAGTAGCTAGCTTGCAGTCTAAGGTAGAATCTCAGGCTAAACATATTGAAATGCTTGTTAAACAAAAGGATGACGTAGAATCTATGCTAATCAATCTACAAAGCAACCTAATTGACAACATAACAATATTTGGTTCTTCTTTATTCGATACATTTAAAGATAAAAAATAATGTTACACTTTGAATTATCTGAATTTGATAGCCCAGATGAGATTGGTTCTGGAAAGTATATGGATGAGAGTTTTCTACAAATGCTTGATGATGCTAGGGGTATCGCTGGTATTTCTTTTACAATTAATTCAGGATTTAGAACAAAAAGTAGAAATGCCTATGTTGGAGGGAAAATTAACAGCTCCCACCAATATGGATATGCAGCAGATATTCACTGTACAGATTCAAGAAGTAGATTCATTATCATTGATGCCCTTATTAAAGCAGGATTCAGCAGAATTGGAATTGCTAAATCATTCATCCACGTTGATAACGACCCAGACAAGGATGGAAAAGTTACTTGGGTTTACTAGCACGGCAGGAAATACCTTAACTTATGAGTAAAAAGAAATTCAAAGATACTAAGGTTGGTCAGTTCTTACTGGAAAAGATACCTAGTGTAGTTGGTACACTTGCAGGGGATACTCCTGTAGGTAGCGTTATAAAGACTCTTATAGGTGGTTCTGAAATGAGCCAAGCCGATAAGGAAATAGCACTCAAGAAACTAGAACAAGAGATACACGAGTTTGACGGAATAACTAGAAGATGGGTTGCAGACGCTAGAAGTGGTTCTTGGCTTGCTTCAAACGTTAGACCTCTTACATTAGCGTTTTTAACAGTTGCCTTTGTTATAGGATGGGCGTATCAGTTAGAAGATTTACAAACTGTAAAAGAATTATTAACAATCGTTTTTATAGGCTACTTTGGTTCTAGAGGTGCTGAAAAGATTATGGGTAACAATAAACACAAAAATGAGTAAATATTTTAAAAGGTACTTTGTACGACCGCTTCGTTAATAATCTATTTGCTTTTGTAAAAAAAATAAACTACCTTTGGTGGGAGGAGGCTTAATAATAGTTAATCTCAAATTAAAATAAGCAATATGAAAGAAGATATAAAAGTAAAAGCTGAAAATTATGCAAGAGATTTTGCATTAAGCATTCAAGAAAGAACTGATAAATTACTAAAACTTGATTGTAATATGTATACTAATCTAGGAAGCGATTCTTCAAAAGCAGAAAGATTAGAAGTAAAAAAAAATTCTAAATTTATTTATAAGCAAATAAAAGGAATCGATGAATTATCTGGTAATTTATTACTAAAATCATTAGATGCCTAAAAAACTAACAAGAAGTAAACTTGTAAAAAAACTAGATAATATCTTTAGTCAATATATAAGACTAAGCAACTCTAAGAACGGTAACTGCACTTGTGTTACTTGTGGTAAGGTTGGACATTGGAAGAGCGGAGGGATTCAGGCAGGACATTTTATGAGTAGAAAACATTACTCTACTAGATGGGATGAAAGAAATGTTAAACCTCAATGCGTAGGGTGTAATATGTTTAAGGCTGGGGAGCAATATAAGTTTAGTTTATATCTTGGTGGAAAACTTTCAGAAGAACTATTACAAGAAAGCCGTAAAATACGTAAATTTACATCAGACGAATTAGAAGAAATGGTAGTACATTATTCAAATGAAGTCAAAAAATATTCTTAATTGAATTGTTTGTTTATTATTAAGGTTAAAGAGGGTAAGATTAATTTCTTACCCTTTTTTTTTGTATGTCAAAAATAAGTTATATATTTGCGTATAACTTTAAACAAATGATATGAGTAAAGAATTAACACTAAATGAAAAGTTAGCTACAATACAGACTAACTTAAAAGCCAAGAAGAGCAGAAGAAATTCCTTTGGGAACTATCTTTTCCGTTCTGCAGAAGACGTACTAGAAGCAACTAAACCATTCTTAATTGAATTAGGTGTATCTATAACGATTAGAGAAGAAGTAACAGAACTATGTGGTCTACCTATTATGACAAGCACAGCTACGTTATCAGATGGTATTTATGAGATAGCCGCTACAGCTGTAGTAGCAGTTGATATGAATCAGAAAGGTATGCAAGCACCACAGAAATTTGGTTCTGCATCATCGTATGCTAAGAAGTATTCTTTAGGAAACCTATTCCTAATTGATGACACGCAAGATAGTGATGCTACTAATACGCATAATAAAGAAGAACTACCTTGGTTAAATGAAAACACACCACAGTTTAATAAAGTAAAGAAAGCCTTATCAGAAGGGACTGCAACAATAGCAGACGTACGTACTAAGTACAAAGTATCAACTAAAGTAGAAGGACTACTTAAATAACAATAACCATTTAAATTTAAAATTATGACGACAGGAATTATTTCAGGAAGTATAGACTTAGAGTCTATCGACAAAACAAAATTAGCAAAAGGAAAGTATCTGCAGTTTGATATTATTTTGAGTGATGAGAGCAAGTACGGTAACAACGCTTGGGTTGTACAGGGTCAGTCTAAAGAGGAGCGTGAAGCTAAAGAGAAAAAAGTTTCTTTAGGTAATGCAGGACTTAGATGGATTAACCCAGATGCTACAATAGTAGTAGCACAACGTGAAGAGGTTACCAACACTCAACAACAATCCTCAAGAGAAACAACAGCGGACTTACCGTTTTAATTTAATTGGGGGTTAATAGCCCCCTTTTTTTATACCTTTATATGAACAGACAATCGCTTAAAAAATTACCCGAAGGAGAAGAGATGCCTTACGATTTTTGGAATTACTTTGTAAATCCTGTTACAGGTTACTACGTAGAACCTAAAGAGAAATACAATAAGAAAAATCAATATAAGTATCATAAAACTTCACAAAGTATATAACAAACAATGATAGCACAAGCATCAAACATAGAAAAGAAAATACTAGACATTAAGTATGGTCGTGTTTTAGAAGGTCTTAAAATGGACATACCTGATATAGATGAATATATAAGATTTAAAGCTGGTAATTTTAATTTACTAATAGGACACGCTAACGTAGGGAAGACTACTATAATAACATACCTTTTTACGGTGTGGGCAATGAAGCATAATTTAAGGTTTTTGCTGTGGTCAAGTGAAAACACTTCTTCAGGCTTAGTTAGAAAGATTATTGAGTTCAAGATGGGTTTACCTATACAGGACGCTTCAGACTCTCAGATTAACAATGCAGTTAAATGGTGTGATATACATTTTAAAATAATAGAGGTAGAGGATTTATTTACATACAAGCAATTACTTAAACAAGCCAATGAAATTAAAGACGCTTGGAACTATGATGCTTTATTAATAGACCCTTATAACTCACTAGCAAAAGACACACAAATGATGCGAGGTGTAGGTAGTCACGAATACGATTACCAAGTAGCTTCTGAGTTTAGATTGTTTGCAAAGAAAAGAAGTGTTGCGGTATATTTAAACGCTCACGGTGTTACTGATGCACTTCGTAGGGTACACCCAAGAGACCACGAGTATGAAGAGCTGCCACAACCTTTAGGACTAGCAGGAGTAGAAGGAGGGGGTAAATGGGGAAACCGTTCTGACGATGTTATATGTATACACAGGTATACGGGTTCTGCAATGGACTGGATGTATTCACACCTTCACGTACTTAAAGTAAAAGAAACTGAAACAGGTGGAAGATGCACACCACATAACGAACCTATTAAGCTAAGAATGTCTAGAAATAATGTAGGCTTCGAGTTTATGGGTAAAGACATCTTACACTCTAAGAAGACAGAAGTAAATGAGATATTAAAATTTTAAATTATGATTCAATCAATAGCCTTATTATTATTAATAGCAACCGTATTTATCTTTATAAGCAATCAAGTAGAAGCTGACGTATATATCCAGCCTATTATTGGTCTTATGTTTGGGGCTTTATATTCCAAAGAAAGATTTGAAGAAGAAAACTTAGTACAGAATACCTTGCAATGCTGCATTGGTTTTATAAGTCTAACAGTAATATGGATAGAGAAAAAAGAATAATAGGGCTTGACTGGTTAAACATTGTAGCTAGTCAGCACGAAGATTGGATTAAGATAGTAAATGGCTTTGGCGAGTTTAATTATGCTGAGGACATTGTACAAGAGGCTTACATTAGATTAATTAAATATGCGAAACCATACAACATTATCAAGAATAACAAAGTATCTAGAGGATATATGTTTTTTACTTTACGTTCAGTTTATTTTCAGTATTATAATTCTAAAAGAAAAATACAGAAAGTTAGTATTGATGATGAAGAAAACCTTTTACAGATAGCAGACGAAACCAATTTAGAAGAACACGAAGCGTTTAACAAAGTTTGTACCCTTATAGATGAGGTTGCGGAAGAATGGAATTGGTACGATAGAAAACTATTTAAGTTGTATAGAGATACAGATTTAAGCATAAGAAAGATAGCAGCAGAGACCAACATAAGTTGGGTAAGTATATT